GGCCGCTAGGCCCCACACGTGGTAGTAAAACCACACTCCCTCACATCATCTGGAGAACATGTACCATGTCGAAAAAGGAGCTATTGACTAGAGGCTCTCAGAAAGAGGCCTTTAGAAAAGATCTCCTACGCCGCGGTTTACTCCGCAGTGGGTCCCTGCTATCTTCTCAGGGGCCGTTCGACCCTTTAGGTTTCTATCGCCTAAAAGTTGGTGCATTAGCTGATGAGTCTGCAGGACTAGAGAACTTCCTCTATCGGATCTTCGGTTCTGATCTTATTGGATCGGTGACTTTCGCCATCAATCCTTTAAGGCAGTTCCTTGTAGCCGATCAGAGGGTTTCTCCCGTCAACCGGACAAGGACTTTTACCGCGATGGGTACACCCTGGGCGCGTAAGAAACGCCATAGGGAAATACAAATCGTTGGTAGGAGTCCTCCGAATGTATTAACCTCCGATCCTTTCGATCGCGAGGCATATTCGGAATCCGTGACGGTGCCCAGCAATACAACTGCAAGCCTTACGGCCCAAGAGTTGATTACTGGGACAGTAAAGGATACCACGTACCGCTCAAGAGCAATAGGTAGCGACCAAGGGGAATTCGAACTTTGGAAACCCCGTGTGCGCTGCCCTGCTTCCAGTCGGCAACGAATATCCTTGGAATCCAACACCTATACAACGGCAGGTGGTTACACCTACCGAAGTCGGGATGCTGAATTCATGAGCGACTTTACAGTCGGTCCTGCAGCTCGTATTACGAAGGTGTCAGTCGACGCACTATATACTAGTGAAAAGGCTCTTCTAGAGCAAACGATGGCCTCTAATGCGCTTAACATCGCATCGAGACTATCGCCAGCAAGAAAAGAGTTCTCATTAGGACGTAGTATCGCCGAACTCCGCGAACTCCCTAGAAGCTTAAAGGGAACAGCGGAAGCATGGTTGTTAGCCCGAGAGACTATCTCTCGTAAGCGGAAGTTAGCTACCCGTAAGGGTACTTCTGCGCCTGGGGAGTATGTTAATATCTCCTTCGGTTGGCTACCAATCTATCGTGACATCGTTCGTATGTTGTCTTTGCCCGAGAGAATTTCGAGAAGAGTCAACCGACTCATGTATCGAAATGGGCTAGACAACACTTTCAGGACTGGGTTCAGCTTAGGATCCAGTCCAGTTAGCAGTCCTCCTAGCTTTACTTTTGATCTACTGCAAGGGGAATCTCTCGTCGGAGTTTCTACTCACGGATTTCGTTCTACCGAACTCCGTGGCGTAGTGAACGCCGGTTTAAGGTTTCCAGCAGTAGCATTGCCCGAGCTACAGCGCAAGCTAATGCGCCAAGCATGGGGTTTGTACCCTGATCCAGAAGACGTTTATAATCTCGTCCCGTGGACATGGCTGATTGATTGGTTTGGGGGTCTAGGTGATTATGTTGATGCTTTTAACATAATAAACCGAGATCCTTCGATCATCAATTGGGGCTTCTTAACTGGTATCTCTACCGGTTATGTTGACACCGTACATACTAGTAAAGCTACGCGTATCCGAAAGGTTTCCCTCACGCCACCTGTACCTGCCACTGTAATCACCGAGAACATCGTTGAAAACAGGGTAAGGACAGGACGACTAGAGTGGAAATTGCAACTTCGCAAAACTTTCGGAAGCGCTTATGGTCTGAGACCAGCCAACGATCTCCAGTTGTTTTCTGGAGATCAATTGACCATACTAGGAGCGATCCTTACGGCTCGCTACTAGATCCCCGTGAAGCGGTAATTCGCCCAACGGGTCAAACCACTTAGGAGACGTCATGCTTGCAGACCCAATCAGTATCGCCGCCAACGCGCCCACACCTGCCCTTGTTTTCAAGGTAGTGAAGGCCGATGGCTATGGCTCAGAGCGTAGAGACGCTGCGGGGGTTTATTCCCTCATCGTCACCCATGAAGACGGAAAAGGCAAGTCATCCAATCGCCACTATGTAAAAATTAGTGAAACGAAGGATGCTGTCAATCCGTACACGGGTGGGACATCGAAGCAGACTGCTACGGTGTCACTCTCTGTCTCTCGTCCGGCTTTCGGTTGGACCACGGCAAATATCGTGGATCTTATCGAAGCTCTTATGGACACCATTAACGATGCTGAGTTCACGCCTACCAACTTGGTTAATTTCCAGTCCTAGAAAAGGACTGGAACAGACCAGATTCTAATCTGGGGCGGTCAGAGGCTGACCGCTCCTTTCAACAAGGAGCGATTATGACAAATGACCGACACAGAAAAGTCTCCGAGGACATCAAAAACATCTATGATGTACTCAATTTGGTTATGGCGCTTAAGGATGCTTATATGGATATCCGAAAGGCGATTAAAAGTCGCCGTACGGTATCTAGACGCGTCAAGCAAATGCGATCGAATCTGCTGGCAGTACTTGCAGCAGATAAGAACGCAAGAGACTTGGGCGACGCTTTCGAGGCTGGGCCCCACGATTCAACTCGTGGTGACCAGCTTGATCTACCTTTTAAGTAGGTTGATCTCCCGTAACAGGGACTAAGCGATAAGCATCTGGGAAAACAAGTGTGACTTGGAATGAACTAGCTCAAGGAGCAGTCCATGAAAAGTCCAATAGTTCTCCTCTCTGCCCTCTTGACTGACGTCAAGAGATTAGAGCCTGATGTGAGGAACCTTGATCGTGATCTCAAAACGATCAAAGCTCGCGTCAAACACGAAGGGATCGGTTTCTTAACCGTCTCTCTTTCTTCCTATTGCGACGCCCTTGATGAGGGGTTAGCAAAAAGAAGGTTCACCTGCCCACTCGGCTTTAAGACCGGGCGGTATGCGCTCCCGAGACTATTCTCGGGTTTGCTATGTGAAGTGTTTGATGATAAATCTGGGCACCTTAAAGAGAAGCCAAACTTGGCTTACCTTAAGATACTCCGTGAGATCTTGAGACTCTTTAAAAAGCTACCTTTGACTGGCAATCGGGACGAAAATCTCGACCATCAGGCGAAGGTTAACTTTCTCCAATGTGACGATAGTATAAGTCAAACCAACTGGAATGACAGATACGTCCATCACATTGGACTTGTCTGTAACGTAGTTCTTAACCAACTCGAAGGAGTCGATTATGAAAGTTCATTACAGTTCAGACATGGCCCAGGAGCAGTCATGGAGAAGTACACGGCGAACCAGAAATGGTACGCTGTCACTGAAGGTGCGTTTCTTAAGGAATCGCACTTTCGGCTCCACGAACTCGGACTCGATACGCTTGGCAGTGTTTCATGTTTTCAAATATCACGACAAGACCAAAAAGAATCTTGTCATATTTGTAGACGAGAGACTCCCCAATACGTTCGAGAACCAAAAGTTCTTGGAACATCTCCAGACGAAAGCAGCCTTGGATCTTGCGGACCGTGCGATACCTGCTTGGAAAAGCAGATTAGCGAAGGCCTGCAAGGGGTCGAGCTGCCCTACTCGCAGTCGAGACTTGTTACAGTTGCTAAGAATTCCACTTCTCGGCGTACTATAACCGTTGAGCCTGTCCTGCTGCAATACGTACAGCAGGCACTGAACACCACACTTCGAGATCATATCAAAAAGTGTAGGATCATGCGCAACAGTCTCGACTTAACCGACCAGAGGCACAACCAAAAGTTGGCACTGGACGGCTCTCGTACCGGTTTATGGGCGACTATAGATCTGAGTTCTGCAAGCGACTTGCTAAGCTTAGAGCTTGTCAAGTTAATCTTTCAGAATAAGCCAACTTTTCTAGATTGGCTGATCCGTAGCCGCTCTTCTTCGTACACCGACGGAAAGAACAGTCGGGTATTGAGGAAGTATGCCGGTATGGGTAACGCAACCACCTTCCCCGTCCAATCCGTAACCTTCGCTGTAATAGCGATGGCCGCGATACTGGACGCCGTAGGCAGAAAGCCTACGGGTGGAAAGAAAGGAAATGTGGTGCTTGCGAGTAGACTTGTGAGGGTTTACGGTGATGACATCATCGTGCCCGCACAATACTCACAACGGGTAGTAGATTGGCTCGAGCACTTTGGGCTCCGCGTCAACAAACGTAAGTCGTTCACGGATCACAAGAACTGGTGGGAACACCAGGCTTGCTTCCGGGAATCTTGCGGTGTTGATGCGTACGACGGCGTCGACGTGACGCCGTTATACCTTCGTGCTCTGCCAGAAAAGACAAGCGGGAAACCTAACGGTCCCCGCGTGTCACTCTCCACTGATCCTAGTGCCATAGCCTCGTGTGTAGCGACATCAAACCTTGCTTGGGCAAGATGTCTATACACACTTAGCGCTACTTTGGCGCAGTCCGTAGAGGAGCTCCTTAAAAAGAGACTCCCCTTGGTCCCGGCCAAGTCTAGTGCACTGGGGTGGCATAGTCGAATAGATGCGTGTAATCCCACTAAATGGGACCCTTCATTGCAAAGGCTCGTTTTGCGAGCCCCAGTTCTGAAGCCGATTTATAGATCGGACCCTCTAGACGGTTATGCCGCCTTGTTCAAGTTCTATCACGTCCCCCTTCTTGGAAGGGGTCCGCGACACCTTGAGCGTACTCAGTTACGATTCTCATCAAGAATCGTATGGAGATGGATGCCCGCGGAATGCGGGTAGATTCCTAGGAAGAAATTCCTAGGACTGGGAGGGCGATCTCGAAAGAACATCCGAAAGCCGAACACAGGGAAGACATCTGTGAACGCCTCACGAAGTGATTCTAACGACATCGAGCATGTTTGGAGTAATCCAAACTGGAGGTTGGCTACGTTC